TGAAGGAGAAGAAATCCCTTGGGCAAAAATGTATTCACATGCATTTCAAGGACCAGGTGGATGGTATATTGAAAACTCTTTGACCACAACTGGTGGCAAGGATCCTGTATCAGAGTATAATCGTGAACTTTGGAACAGTGGTAATGAGTCTGATAAAGATGTTGTTCGTAGACAGAAGCGTAAGCTTTCCTACTATGCAAACATCTATGTCGTAAAAGATCCTACCAATCCTCAAAACGAGGGTGGAGTATTCCTCTATAAGTTTGGTAAGAAGATCTTTGATAAGGTTATGGAAGCAATGCAACCAGAGTTTGAGGATGAAACTCCAATCAATCCTTTTGACTTCTGGCAAGGTGCTAACTTCAAGTTGAAGATCGTTAAGAAGGATGGTTACTGGAACTATGATAAGTCAGAGTTCGATTCAGTATCTGCACTTCTAGAAGATGAAGATGCACTAGAAGCGTTATGGAATAAAGAGTATTCTCTTGCTGCTGTAACTGCTGATGATCAGTTTAAAACTTATGAAGATCTTGAGAAACGTCTCAAGTATGTTCTAGGACAGAAGACTCCTCAACGTCCAAGGTTGGACGAAGAAGTTGGTGATGAGGACAACACTCGTGGTTCTTATACACCTGACTTTAATGCTCGTAAGAGAGAGACAGTCGCTGCTGCTCCTGCTCCAGTAGCATCTACTAGTTCAGATGAAGATGATGCTCTAAGTTATTTCCAGCGTCTTGCTGAGGAATGATTATTGATATAGTCTAATATTATCTGCACGTTTAAGGGTTTCACTCACATACTGAGTGGAACCTTTTTTATATGGCATAGAAGCATCGAGATCATTACGAATTACACTAATATATCTGGGTTTTAATAAGAAAATATTTCTTTTATTATCTTCTATTTCTGATTCATATTCATAGTTGGTTACTGCAGTAGTACAGTCTTTACTCAGCACTATTTTTTCTTTATCAATGTTATAGTCGTAATAAGTAACAGTATAATCTGATGCACATTGCAATCCTTTAGGTACTATAATAACATCTTTACTATTTTTTACTTCTTGTGTTTCGTAATGATGAGTTTCATTAAGTTTATCATATGATCCATACTTATCTAAAAGGAAACGATCAAAATCATTTTGTAATAGTGGCCATTCTGTTTGTATATTAATAATATTATTACATAATAATACTAACCAATCTAGATTAGAATTTCCATAAAAATCATAGGCAACATTATCAGGTCTATCATTACCTTTTATCTTATACTTTGTCTGGAACGCAAGGTTATTGAGAATGTCTTCTTCAATAGCACCTTTTTTAAAAAGGTTTTTTACAGTAACATAATCTCCTATTTTAGCACCTGGAAGTCGGCTAACATACTCCAAGTTTGGAAGTTTTTTAAAGTAATCTGACATTTTAGTAACCTATTTCGTTAGCGGCAAATTCATCATAATCATTGTTAAATACTGGTTCAAGTTCGCTGAATGCCATTGTTATCTCATAAGAAGTCATAACACCATCCTCAAAAGTTGCATAGTTACCATCTGGTGTGAAGTTAGCAGTGAATGAAGTCATTGCACATTCCTTAAATTTGTTTAAGAATGGATGGTCTTCACTATTAGGACGTTTATATGAAAGTCGCCAAGTATTAGGTGCTTTAAGATAAAGATTGGAATCACTTCTCTTTACTGCCATTCCTTGTTTAAAGAATCTTATAAGTTTGATGACTGTTTGTGCTTCTGAAGCACTTCTTGGAGCAAGTTTCCAGTTAAAACTAAACTGTCTCATTCCAGGATCTTTAAATAACAATTCCATGTTTGGATTGATGATTGCTCCCTCTGTTCTTTGGAGTAGTTGAGCACCAGTTCCTGATGCAGCACCAGCAATAGCAGTAGAGAGTGCTTTTTTCATTTCTGGATTTGATACTGCTCCTTGCACAGAACTAGAAAAATCATCAAAACCAGCACTTATACTATCATTAATAGTAGTAAGTGCGATATTTGCCATTGCTGCAGCAGCAGGATCCATTTTATCAGAACCCCATGCCACAGTATCTGTAGAAGTAATTCCTCCAGGAATAGGAAGCATCGCAGTTCCTTTTGCCCTTGTGTTCATTCCTTCTCTTGCACCAAATCCACTTGCATTAGTTGCAGTTACTGCTTCTCTTTTTTTAGGTGCATACTCTAGCATATCAATTTTAAGAAAATCTTGATTCGCTTGTCTTAATGCTGTTGGGTATACTAATGTTTTTGCTTTTTCGTTTTTGTTTGGCTTTGGAGGAGGTGTTTTTGGTGATACTGTTGATTCTTTTACACTATCAAAAGGTGTTGCTGCACCTGCTGGATCATATGCTTTGTTTAATGAGTCAGCACCATATATTAATGTGTTTGGAGGTGGTTGTGTCTTTCCATCCCATTCTTTTCTAGCAGTCTGTAGTGCAGATGCTCTTACTTTTCCTACATTATTATTGTAATATGTTTTTTCAGCAGCATTAGAATCTGAAGATGGTGTAAACTTACCACCTTTAGGAATAGTTCCTACAGTCACATCAGAACGAGAGTCAGCAGACTTCTCTATACGAGTGACTGTTATTTCACCTGTAGTTTTATTAGTGGTGTAGAAGTACTGCTTAGTACCTAGATCACCACCAGGTTTTGCTCTATTACCAGTAACTCTTGATCCGTATACTGCCATTAGTATATCTTTTTAGTTATTTAGCGTGGATTTAATATGAATTTGCCATAAGGTATTGCAAGGAGGTCGTCAAGTTCATTTGGTCGTACAATATACAGTTGTCCTGCCAGTTCACCCCATGTATAATTTCTATATTTTTGCCAATGAAAGTTAAGTCCCCTAAATCCCCATGCAAATAAACCTACACAAGCAATTAATGGGTGTTGATCATATGATTCACCAGGAGTTTTAGCATTATATACAAAGGTATAGAAGTTTCCTACATCAGGGACAGGAGTAACTGTATCATTCAGGGCATCCATTATTTCCAACATCATTTCTTCTGGATCATTGGTTTGGTTATTCAGTTCACTTAAAGATGCACGGACACGATTATTTTCTTCTTGATCTCCATCCAACCCAAAAGCTTTCTTCTCTGCTTCTCTAGCAGCATCTCTATCTCTTCTTTGTTGTATGGTTAATCTTGGCATTAGTAGTGGATACCTAGTTCTCTTTCTGTAACAACTTTAAACTCAATCTTTCTATCTTTACACCACTCATCTGCTGCTTTCCATTTTGCTTGGTTAACTGCATAGGTTTTACATTCATATATGTATGACTGAGTTACCTTCTTTCGTTGCTTGGGTGGTCTCGTTTGCTTTGCGGGTTTAACTTCGATCACATATGTCTTAAGTTTACCTGTATTTTCTTTTACTTTGATAATAAAATCTGGAAAGTAACGTCTTGTCTTACCATCAGGAGCACGGTAGGGTATCCAAAACTCTTCACTTCCCCACTCTACAATGTTCTCATTTAGGTCACACCAGCTACAGAATTTATTCTCCCAACTACTACGACATATAATATTAGTGGGATCACCTTTATATTTCCTTGGTTTGGTGGGTCTAAATAAACTCTTCTTGCTTTCGGCCATACATAATATATAAGATCAAATAGTATTTATAAATGCCTACCATAAGAAACATCGACACAATTAAGGCGACGTTACTTTCTCCAGCATTAACGTCTCATTTTGATGTAGAAATTGGATTTCCCTCAGGATCTCTTGGTACAAAACTTAGAGGTGTTTTGGGTGGTACTACTGTTCAACAAGATAGATTAAATTTAATGTGTAGTGAAGCAGTTCTTCCTGGTTCATCTCTTGCCACTACAGAAGTTAATAATGATTACACTGGAGTTACAGAGAGACATGTTTATAGAAGAATATATGATGAGACAATTGATTTAAGTTTTTATGTAGATGCTGCTAATTATTTGCCAATTAAATTCTTTGAGACTTGGATTAGTGAGATTGTAAATGAGGATCAAGAGGATGCAATAAGTCCAACCTATGCTTATAGAGCAAGGTATCCTGATGAGTATATGAATCAACAGGGATTAAAAGTTATAAAATTTGAGAGAGATCTTAAAAGTAAATTGGAATACACATTTGTGAATAGTTATCCTCGTAGCATAACTTCCATGCCTATAACTTATGATGGATCATCTTTATTAAAGTGTAGTGTGCAGATGACATATATGAGATATGTTATGAAGTCTTTGTCTGGAGCATCCACACAGACATTTGATCCATTTCAACAATCTCAATTTAATTCTAATGGATTGACTGATTTTGCTGCCAATGTTTTAGATAACTTTGTTGATAGAGCTACTGGTAGTGATGCTCTTGGGGATATTGCTGGAGGACTTGCTAGGAGATTCCTTTAAAACCCTTATATATAAATATACGACTTGTTATAAAACATTATGCCATTACCAAAGATTGCTACGCCAACCTATGAATTGGAGTTGCCATCGTCAGGAAAGACGATTAAATATAGACCTT